CCATAGTAAGTTTTCCAATCGCTTTCTTTTAATACTCTTTTGAATGTTGGTGGACGACCTTTACCTTCATATAGGGCTTTTTCCTTTTTGCCTAATTTTTTCTTTAAATTGTAAATTAAAGATTTTTTACCAATGTATTTTTTTCCAGTTGGTAAATGAGTTGTTTGATAAATAAAACCGAATGCTTCCTTAGGAAGGTCAACGATTTCATTAATTTGTTTATTTAAGTAATACCACATACAATGAATATAAAAAAAAGACCCTGGAAAACCAAGGTCTTTTTAAAAAATATTTGAGAATTATTAGTCTGCGATTGTTGGGATTGTTGCTGAATGTACTGATCCCCAAAGATACCACTCTGTAGTACTTTTAGCTAAAATATTAATATCATAATTCATCGGTGTTACTAAAGTAAGTAATTCATTTGAATCACCGTCTGAAAAGACTGAATCACCTGTTCCATCATCATGAACCCACATTACGTTTCCTATAAAAAACTGAGTGTTTGAAGTTCCTAATGAGAAAATATGGTTATGTGCTTCATCAGCTCCTCCTACATAAACAAAGTTATAATATTCTCCCGCTGCTGCTGCTGCTGGAATTGTAAACGTTGAGTTTTGAGATAAATCTGCTACTACATTTACTCTACCTTGGTTTGCTGCTTTTGTTAAAGTAACTGCAGCTGCATCTGTTAATGCTGCTGGTGTTGGTAATATACTGTCAATTAAGTGACCGAATTCTGCTTCTGATGGTTGATCTCCTGTTTCGAAGAAAGCTGCTAGCTCTGAGTTTAATTTTACTGCCATAATTTAATTTTTTTGATTTTTTGTTAGTTAAAATTGCAATTTTACTATTATACGTATATGGCCTTTTTCAAAGACGCGATTTTATGTATCATATCTTACAACAAAAGTTGTATCTGTTTCATCTGACATTCTTATTGGTTGTCCTAATTTACCTACTACTAATAATTCCATATTATCATCATAAAGTCCAATAGTTGTAACATGGGGTTTAAATAATGAACTTGTTGTAAAATCTGCTAATTCATGACTTGTTTTAGATTTAAATTTTCTTACTGATATATTAGTTGTATTATTAAATTCATGTTCTCCTACTGTACATTGATATTCATGTTCATAAATTAAATGTGTTCCTTGAAATTGTAGTTGGTGTATACCTCTGTTTCCTACTTGGTAAACACTTTGTGAGTTTGTACCTCCTATAGAAGCTGTTCCTATTCCTGCTGAATTTAAGACATGATGGTAAGAAGGATGGGTTATTGTAGCAAACCCGTTTGGGTAAAATATATTTCCTATATAGGGAGACCCATTTATACTTTCTGATATGTTAGTTATTGTCGTTGAATTATATGCTCTAGACCATATATTAATATTAGTTATATCTCCATTAAAAAATTTAGGACCTTCAATAAAAGAACCACTAACATAATTTCCTACAATAAACGTACTCCCTAAACTAGAAGAACCTATACCCCCACTATTGTCTATATTATTACTACCTCCATTTCCTCCTATATAAAGATCAGCTGTATTTCTTGTTTGGTCTTTAAAAGATACAGTAGTTTTATCTTTTAAGGATCCATTTAAATATAATTGCATTGTAGATCCCGAACGTTGACATAAAATATGTGAATAATTAAGATCATTATTCCATATTCCTTCTATTTTAGTACTTAATGATTTTATTTCATTACCGTCTGATATTTCAAAAAATAAAGAACTACTTTGCATATATATTTCATAAGGAAATCTATCTTCAGCTGATGCTATTTTAGAATGATATATTAAAGAAAACTGTCCAAGAGATGATGGTGTATTAAAATCTTTAATAGTATGAGAATGAATATTTTTTGTTTTACTTTTAGATAAAATATATCTTTTTTTATTATCTATTTGTGTTGCATTATAATTTCCTATAATAAATCCATTTCCTATACTAGAAAAACCTATACCATTTCCTACATAAGGAAAACCCTGAGGTTTTACCCAAAAAGATATTGAAAAATTATCATCTTTATTAAAATTATATTTTTCTGAATGAGAAGAAGATATTAAAGATCCTGTTGTACTATTAAATGAAATTTTTGGAAATTTATGAGAAATACTTCCTAATGAAGATGTATTAAAAGTTACATTATTATAATGTATATTATTCATAAAATAACTGTCATCTTTATCTAAAGGATAAAATTTAATAGGTTTGTTTTGACCTGTTGAGTATGTAGTAGGTATATTAACATCTATTCTTGTTCCTCTTCTCCATTTATTTTTATGATAAACTTTTTGAAAGGATGATGGTAGTGCTGCTCCTATAATTCCTTCTTCAATTTGATCTCTTGTAGCTGTAGAGAAGGGTATTTCAGAAATTGTAGCGTATCCTGTATGTACTCCTAAATCATATTTTTTAAAACCTTTTATAGGATCTAATCTAAATACGTTTTCTTGTATATTATTAGGATAATTATTTATAATAGTTCCACTAATTAATAAATTACCAAATTTATCATCTATTATACTATATTCACTTGATGATAAATAAAAAGAACCTGGTTTTATTTCATTACCATATAACCCCATAGGAATGGAAAGTATATTTAATTTTTCATATAAATTTCTAGGTTGTTTTATATATTCTATAGGTCCTAATTTATCATGAATTTGAGAAAGATAATTTCTATAATAAAGTTTATCTATTTGGTTATATTTAAGTATATGAATAGAATCCGCTGAAGCACTTCCACTACTATAAATGTCATAAGATTCAGAAGTCCATCTTGAATTATAAAAAGAAGCTGAATTAGTAGATGCCGAAGCAGAAGTAAAATTATACTGTTTATGAGCGTTAAAAGGTATTAAAGCTTGATCTTGAGCTGTAAATTGTTTATAGACGTACGCCATTGGGTTAACATTTTAGTAGTCTAATTTAACTCTTATAAGTGCTTCTTTTGTGAAATCTTTAGCTACTGGTTGACTTAATTTTGCAACAGCAACTAATTCTGCTGCGTTATTGTATAATCCTACTGTTGTTATAAATGTTTTGGGATTATATTGCATACTAGCGTGTAATATTCTATTATCATCATCTGTAAACGATTCATTATTAGTGTAGTTAAATTCTGAGTTTCTTGCTCTAACAAAATAATATTTACTGTTGATTTGTTCTTCTGTATCTACTATAAAAGTACCACCCCCTACTATAGCGTCAAAAAAACTTTGATGTGGTTTATCATAAGTTGTTTGATTACCATCATTGATTTGATTATTTGATGCTTTAGTTCCAAAAGAAGCACTAAATGCATCTCCATTTAAAATTATAAGACCTGCATTAGGGTAAAAATACCCAAAACAAGAGGCACTAGTATTAATTGTTAATTGATTATGTGAAGTTCCTTGTTGTACACCATTTGAACCAGATACTATATGATAATATCCCCCTAATGCTCCTTGTTCTCCTCCTCCTGTAGCTGCATAATTAGGATTTTGAACAGTTGCTCCACGAGAAACACTGTCATCTGTTAAATGTATAATATGATTTACTCCACTATCTGTACTTCCTGTTCCTTCTACTGGAGATCCTGAAATATGTAAATTTAAAGATCCTGGAGATAATTTTTGTTTATATCTTGCTCTATTTACATTAATAATATAAATACTATTTGGTGTATGGTTTCCAAATTTAAATTTTGAAGTTTCATTGTCAAATACTAAATTTCTATATTGACCATATACTACTCTAGAAGCTCCTATACCTAATGAACCTGTGTCATTTGTAAAATCAGGAGATCCTGATCCTATATGATTTCCATAAGCTACAGCCATTTGAACTTCAGCAGTTGAAGAACCTGTTACTGCATTAAAAACATCTATATAAAACATTCCTGAACTTGTTGGTGAAGTCATTCCTACATCTCCCCCTTGAAGTGAAGAAGTATATCCTGTTAATACATTTAAATCATTTGTATTGTTTGACCATGTTGATGTGATTAAAGATTGTGGTCCTAAATCTACTATATCGTTAGCTTGATTGAAAGGTGATAAACTCATTTTTTATTTTTTAAGATTTATTAACTACTAATTGAAGTGTTTTTCTTGCTCCTGTTGTCATACCTTCAATTATTATTGTTGTTGTTATAGATTCTGTGCCTGTTGGGAATAATGCCTCTTCATTAGTAGGAGTCATAGTAAGTTGAAAACCATCTACATGTTCTGCTATTGCTTCAGAACCTCCATAAACATCTAATTCTTGAGGAGATCCTGTACTTGTTTCTGTAATCATATCATTTAAATAATTAAAGTTTACTACTGTAAATTTATATCCTCCTCCTTCTGTGCCTGCTGTAGTAGAATTATTAGTTAAATTATGTGTTACAGGTGATATTGTAAATGTTGACTGTCCTTTAATTAATGTAACTGTGTTATTTGTGATACCTGGTACTGAAATAAAAGGTAAAAGTGATTTTCCTCTTGATAAAGTAATTAATTGTGACTTCATCATATTAGTACCGTCAGGAATTGCTTCAATTAAAGGCATATTTTCAATTGCTTCTGAAGCATATTGAGTACCATTAGGGTGATTTTCATTAAATAAAGTATAATCGATTTCATCATCACCCAAAGCAAATTGTGTAATTCTAAAACTACCATCATTTCTAGAAAGTAATTCGCGTCCTCTTTTTGTTAAAATTGCATCTACTGTGATGCTACTATTGTCTAAATATCCCATTGTTTTTGTGTTTTGTTATAAATATAAACTGTTTTAAAAAATTGCATTTTTTGTTTAATTATCTTATATCATCTGAAATTAATATTTGTGTATTAGGAGAAGAGTCTATAATTCCTGCCTGTTGTAAATAAAAATTAATATTATTTTTAATTTTAGGGTGTGTGTGTTTAGGAATAATTACTATACCTTTTGTTCCTATCCCATTAAATAATTCTGTGTCTTTATTTAGATTTGATATTAATGTATGATCTTTATCTAAAAAAGATAATTGATAATTAAAAGAACCTGAATAATAATTACTAGAAGACATAGATCCTGTTAGAGATTTACCATATTGAGGGTGACTACTTGATTGGATATTTTGATACCCTACTGTTCCTAGTGCTCCTCCTTGTACATACACACTTGCTGTAGTTACTTTATCTATATTAATACCAAGTTGTAGTTTAGTTCCTATTTGAAAAGGTTGTTGAGTAGCAAAATTTACACACCCCCCTATAGTAGTAGATCCTGTTATATAAGCTGTTTGAAAATCATCAAAAAATGTATGTCCTTGAGGTTCAAATCTACTATCATTTATTCCTTTTAATCTAAGTTCATGTGTTTTAGGTAAAAATGAATTACATACTCCCCCTATATCTAATTGTGTTTGATTATGATCTACTTCAAATGTACTTATACTTCTTTCATCATGGGCACTACTTGTATTTGTTTCACTTAAACTAAAATCTTTAGTACCATTAAATAAAGTTAGATGTAATTCTGTAGTGGGGTAATTAGATTTTAAATAGTCTAAAGTATTTATTCCTATAAATCTGCTTGCTGAGCCTAATCCTGATGTTTCTAAAACATCTCCGTTATTAAGTCCTTGAGGTTGAGGAGGTTCATTTATATTACCAAAACTTCCTGAATAATATTGAATTGTAAATTTATTTGGAATAATAGATGAAGACACAAATGAAGGTCCTATTCTATCTAAAGCAAAACCAGATCCAAAACCAAATGCAGTTCCTCCTGTCATTTCTATAGTACCATATCTAAATCTTACTATATCTCTATTATCTACACCATCAGGAGTATATGGTATTCCCTCTTTAAAAAGATCAGATTGTGTTGATCCTTTTTTATACAAATACATTGAATTATTTTCAGTTAAATGTAAAGGAGAATCTACATGTTCAAATTCAAAAGTTTTTAATAAAAATCCTTTATTCATTTTAACCTTATATTCATTTAATCCCTTTAAATTTTGTGCTATTGATTCATCAATTAATTTAATACTAAAACTTTCTCCTGTTGGTAAATCGTTTGTAATAAAACTATGAAAAGGCACAAAATCTTCTACTTGTTTATCTAATAATTGAACAGAATCTGTTCCAGGGTCTATTAATAATATTTGATTTATGTTTATATAAGAATGGTCTTTTATTGTTGTAAATTGAGCGTCTTCTTCTCCCCCTATAACTGTATTACTTATATAAAGTGCTGTTGTTTCTCTTCTTACATTAGGATTTAATCCTGTTGGGTTTAATGTATCTCCTGGCCAATCTAATTGTGGGGGCCATGTACCTATTTGAAAAGAAGCTGGTTGGGTTGTTCCAAAACTAGAAGAGGTTGCTGAATTTACTATTACTGAAGTTCCTATCCCTCCTGGTGTTGTTTGGATGGGGGTAAATTTATTTATTTCTTTTGATCTAATTTTACACCCATCATATCTTGCATTTTTCCAATGTATTTGATCTACTAAAGCATCATCAAATTCAGCAGTAAATACTCTATCCTCTATACTTTTTGAAGGTTTTTGAAATGTTGGATTAAATTTAAATAAAATAGGGAATGGTGCCATTATAGAGTATAAGTTTGATATTGAAAATATTTTTTAGATTTTCTTCCTGTTATTACGTTTCCTAATAATACATTTGATTTATGAGGAATATAATTAATATTACGTCTTGGTATGTTAGTAAAACTTGTTACAACAAAAGTACTCCCAATAGTAGCATTTCCTATACCTATACCACTTCCATAACTTCCTATATTAAAAGTAGCACCTATAGTAGAAGATCCTATTCCTTGGGGAACATTAGGTCCAAATAAATAATAATTTCCTATAACAAAACTACTTCCAATAGCCGCACTTCCTATACCAAAAGATGCTTGTCTGTTTATAGTAAAGGGTTGTACGGGGGCTTGGCATGATTGGTTGTTGTTTCCTTTAGGATCATATTTAAAAGGATTTAAATGATCCTCATAGATTTCTATAGTACCATTTGTTCCTTGTTCTAATCTTTCACTATATTTACTTGAAGTTATAAAAGTTAAATTATTATTACTAACAACATAACTACCTGGTTCCCATTGTCCTATTGTAGTAAGAATATTAGATGATGTTGCAAATGGATCTTCTGTGTCTATAAGTGAACCTGTTCCATCTGGTTTATATAAATTTGTAGGGGCAAAAGAAAATGCTTTATTTCCTGCGTTATAAGTTTCTATTTGAACATCAAAAGTTTGATGAGAACCCGTAGTCATTGTTTGTGCATCACTTCTTATAGGTACTTCTCTTTGAAATTTAGTTCTTTCAAGATATGTTGGTTCTATTAATAAACCTGTTTTTGTGTTTGCTTTAAAAGGTACAAATTGTTCTATTATTTTAAAAAGAGTATGGTCATAATCTTGTATTAATTTAATATAATCCCAATAATTATATCTTCCTCTTAATTTTCTATTATAAATTTCTTGAATATCCTTTAAATCTTCATATTTTGAGGATGATTGAGCTGAAGGTAAAGGACTACCTATATAATCATCTAATCTAAAGGATCCTAAGGTATAAATTATATCTTCATTTATTTCAGATGTAGGTGAAAAATGTATACCTAAATCTTCATATTCAGGAGGTTGTCTGTCTAAAGTTGACGTTTCTACTTTTTTATTTACTAATAATATATTATCTGATGGAATTGTTCCTGTGTCTATTCTTACTTTTTCACTTGTCATTGAAGCCCCAACTGTATCTGGAGTAGGTAAATGATGAGTTTCTGTTATTTCTATAAATGAAGCTCCTCCTGCTACATTAGAAGATAATGTTCCTAAATAATTAACTTCTATATTGGGGTGGTAAGAAGATAATGGTGCAATTTCTTCATCAGTTGATCCCATAGGTATTCTAAAAAGTAAATTGCTATAAGAAGAAGATGGAGTATTACCACTATACATAAAAGGTTCAAGTGCGTGTTTTTTTAAAGTTTCATGTGATAATAATTCACCAAAATGATATCTAATTTCTTGCATTGAACCTGAAAAAACTAATGAATCTATATTATCATAAGCTGATGTAAGATTTGGTTTTATACCTCCTATATAAACATAAGCTGCTCCTCCTATATTAGTATTTCCATTAAAAGGATCCCCAAATGTTAATTGTCTGTCTGCTTTAGTTTGTGCTATACTTGCTGTATATGCAGATACATGTTTTAGCCAATTAGCTTGATATGCCCCAAAAATTATATCATTAGTTGCTGCTTGACTTCCTGATACTCCTATAAAAATATTCCAAAAATCTCCATTATATACGGGAAAGTTACTTGTTGAAGCTACTACTGTATCATTAATTATTAAATCTATTTTACCATGTTGAGAAGCATCTAATGATGATGATATATCGTTTCCTGTGTATGTTGTTAATCTTAATGTTGGATCTTTAGTAGCATCACTTCCTGATAATGTTAATAAATGTTGATCTGAACCATCAGGTAATTTGTCTGGTTTAACTCTAAATTCAATTGTTTTAGCTGAAGAAGATAAAGCATCTGTTAGAGAGGATGACCAATTTGATTTTATAAAGTGACCGCTTGTTCCTGAATTTCCTCTATAAGCTAATGATGATTTATCATAACTAAAAGTTTTATAAGTACCAGAAGTATCTAAATCTTTTAAAGGACCACTTAAAAGTGTATTTCCCCCATATTCTTTTACATTTAATATTGTTGAAGGTACTCCATAACAATTCATTAATGCTCTTAAACCTCTTTCTGTTCCTTTAGTTTTTAAAAGATAAGGAGCATTATTATATAATCTTTTCCAAATTTCTTTTGTTATTTGACCTTTAGGAATTGAACCTTTATTTGAAGCAGTAACAAAAGTTTTTATACCTCTTTGAACATTATAAAAAGCATTTGTATTACTTCCTACTATAAATTGACCTACTATTAAATTTCCTACTGTATTATCTTGTATTCCTTCTCCTAAAATATATTCTATTAAGTTAGAATTTTCAAATTGATCAAAAGTATCTATACCTAAACTTTTAAGTTGAAAATATACTAATTCTCTTGAAATACCAAATTTATTATCAGAATTATGTATTTCTGTTATGTGTTTTATATGAGTCCATATATAATCAAAATGTTGACCCATCATATTTACAAAATTTACATATAAATTATTGTCTTTATTTTCTAATATATGTTCAGGTATTAATTTTTTTAAATTATGAGGATTTTCTCTATCATATAAAGAAGCAGATAATAACTGACCTCCATAATCATTATAAGCATCTTTTTCATTTCCTAACCAACTTATTGCTTGAGAAGAAGATATTGAATACAATTTATAGGGGGTAGTTGTATTTTGTTTTGGCCAATCATAAAGGCTACCTGAATTAAAATATAAAAAATGTTCATAACCATCAAAGTTTTTTATAATATTTCTTTTTTTAGTTTTTATATCTTCTAAAACTGTTTTGTAAGTATTAGAACCTGTAAGTGAACCTTGTACTAATTCTGTTTGTGTTATTTGAGATTCATGTAGTTCTATTGATTTTAATTTCTTTTGAAAGTTTTTTAATCTTTCTATAGCACTACTAAAATGTGTAAAATTTTCAAAATGGTAAGGTCTATCAAGTTCTTCCATACTTGAAGATACATTTCTTATATAATCATATTGTATATTTATTGTGTCTGGGTTTTCTAATTTATTTAATAAATGATTATAAGAAGAAGTTACATTATAATTTAATATATCATTATAAGACTTAAAGGCAGAAGGTATAGAATTATTTTGTCTTGTATTTATTTGAAAATTAGGACCCATTAATTCAATACTATTATCTTCTATTGGAGGAAGTCCTAAATCTATTGTTATAAGAATAGGATCTGAGATTTCTTCAACTATTTTAAATTTAGTATCTTTTTTAATTGATAAAGATAGGGGTTCTAATGTTTTTAATATTAATTCATGTTTTAATGTATCTTTATTTAACATTAAATTAATTCCAGAAAATAATATTCCCCCACCAAAATTTAAAACAAATTCTTTAAAATAAGATGCACTTTCTACTTCTAAAATAAAATTAAGAATAGATTCATCAAATAATTCATTATTAACTCCTTCAGCTATTGACTTTATTTCTCTACGAGAAGTAGATATTTGTTTTAACTGAAAGGGAAAATGAGATGAATTAAAAATTTTATTTCTAAAAGGATGTATACTAATATTATATAATCCTGAAGTATAACCTCTATCTGATAGTATTTTTTCTCCATTAATACTAATAACATTATTTTCTTTTTTAAGTTGATAATCTTGAAAATTTGCTTCAGAATATATTAATTGGTTTGCTGAGTTTTTTATATGAAGTTCTATATAATCTTCTTCTCTACCAAAAGTTGTTTGAAGTGTTTTTGTTTGAATTTCTGGATCTTTTATTTCAAAAGTATCTTCATAAACTGTTTGTGTTGGTATTAAACTTAAATCTCTTATAGGTCCTTCAGGTTTACTGTATCCTATTACAGTATCTTTTACCATTACTGGTGTTTGGGTATTTGTTTTAGAATTATAAGCCATTATATATTATTTATCCTATATAAATATTAGAAGGTAGTTTTTTACCTGTATTAACTTCATATATAGATATAAATATGTCTTTTTCTGAATTTATATCGGGTCCTGAAGGGATTCCACTTATTGTAGCAGCAGGTACACTTATTGACCATCCTCTAGGATCATTAGCATTTGTAAGCCCTTTTTTTCTTAAAAAATCTTTTACTTTAAGTACATTTTCAGTTCCATGTATTAATCTTTTTTTTCCTGATTGTAAAAAATAAAAAGTTATTTCATTTAAATTTGTATCCCGTGGGGCCCATCTTTGTAAAATTATATTATTAGGAAATAAAATGTGTTTATGTTCTATAGAATCTATATCTATTTGTATTTGTTCTTTTTGTTTTTGTAAACTTAATACTTGAAGAAGTTTGGGATTAATATAATCTGTTGCATATTTAAAGCTTTCTTTTGCGAAAAATTTATGTGTTGGTTTTGAAATATTATAAAATTTAGTATTATATATATTAAAAAACTCATTTATGTTTCTTTTTATTGGTCCAAATTCAATAAATTCTTCATCTAAAATATCTCTTGCTTGTTTAGATTCGTATACTCTTTTTTGAAAATTTGATTGTGTATTACTCATATTTTACTGCTTCTTTAAATTTAAATTTTTTATTACTTCCTGCTTCTCTTAAATTAAAAGGATTATCACCTAAATATATTTTTTGGTCATTACTTATAAGTGAACCTTCAGTATGTAAATATAATAATGCATCTTGAATCATATGGTTTTGGGCCCAAGGTTCTTTTTTTACTTCGTTCATAAAATTTACTACCATATTTATTAAATTTTGATAACCTTCTGAATTTATTTCACCTCCTTTATCCCAATCTGTACTTACTGTATTTAGTTTTTCTCCTTTTAATCCTGGATAATAAAGTGTAGGATTATTCATATAAGATCTTAGTGATGGAGATGAATCTCCTCTATAATAATATACGTGTTCATCAGGTGGTGCTTCTCCAAAATAATTCATCCAACGAAAGTTATGATTAGGATCGTAAATTCTATAGCCTTCTACATATTCATCTAATTTCTCATTATTAATAACAATTTGGTTTCCCTCTTCAATATTATAAAAAAAAGTATATTGATTAGAACTTCTTAAAAGAACAGAATATTTATTCTTTACTTTTAGGATAGGTTGACCATATACTTTGTAGTATTCTCCAGAATTTTCCCTTTTTACAGAAGTTCTATAGTAATTTTGATATTTATCTAATAATAGTGTTTGAGTTTTTGTTGATTGACCTAATGCACCAAAACACCCGTTTTCACCTAAAGGACCATAACAATTACGATGTAACATGGGTGTATTATAATTTGAAATACGATTATAAAAAGAATTAAACATATTTTTTTGCCAACTTGGAGCTCCTTGAACACGCACTCCATCTGCTGAGTCAATTACTGCATTAAATTGGTGTGATCCTCCCCCATCTACTACATTACCTGAATTATTAGCGGGTGAAATTAAACGATAAGTTAATCTACTTCCTGGTTTTACATTAATTATTGCAGGAAATAATTTTCCTTCTCCCCAATATTTCCATTTTAAAAGTTTAGCAATATCCATATTAGATCCATATTCATCTCTTGTTTCATATTCTTTCATTGCTGTCTCATGATAAAAATCATAATCTAAAGGATCACTTGTTCCATTTAAAGTATGACCATAAAATTTAGCATCTCTTGAAATAGTTATTGTTTTTGAAGTTCCTCCTCTAATATTATGCCATATTTCTTTTGGTAAAAAGGTTTGTGATGGATCTTCATCTGTTACTGCTTTTACTTTACAATATGCATTATCATCTATATACCAATAACCTCCTGTGTTTGGATAACCACTAAGATCAGGATCATAACCTATTTCTCCTGGAGAAAATCTATAAAACTTTTCAACTCCTTTACAGTATAATTTTATTTTTATTTCACTATATATATAATAATCATCTATTGGTATAACTGCTTTATCATTTAAATCATCTCCATCATTTATATCTGTTCCTGATGGTATTGAATTTATATCTTCAGGAGTAAGAAATCTAAAATAAGGACTATTTTTTGTAGATTTATATGATCCATCAGCATTATAAACATCTTCCCCTTGTACTTGTCTTAATAATCTTTTCCAATATCCATTTATATGTCCTTGGCTATTTCTTCCTAATCTTCTTTTAAATCCTTGTTGAATATACCATATATCAGAATTAGGTTCAATAGGAGCATTATCTGTAGTGTCTCCTTCTTGTATAAGTGTCCCATTTGCAAAAATAGGGTGAGAAGGTTCAAATGTAATAAGAGATCCTGATAGTAAGTCTTTATTTAATTCTAATAAATCTTCTCCTAAAGCTTCTATTTCATCTTCTAAATTTTCATTTACACTAGGATCATAATAATCTTCACTTAATTCTATTATATTATAATGAGATTTTTTTCCTTTTTTAGAAATTTGATAAAATAAATCATTATATATTTTTTTTATTTTAGTATCATCAAATTTTTCTTCTGATAGTATAACTTCATTAAAAGTACCTTCTGTTAGTTCTTTAGCTTTTTGGTTGCTGATTATTTTTTTTAATAAAGGAAATTCTTTATTAGTGTTTTTTAATACAGAAGAACTAGGTAAATTATCTATTCCTGTTCCTAAATTTTCAGAAGTAGATGTTTTTGGTGAATTTTGATTTTGAGTATTTTGATTACCATATGCCATAAATCATTATCTTACTATTTTAAAAAAATATTTATCATCATAAATTGCTGTTCCATCCTTATTAATATGTTTTAATAATATACGATAATAACGTTCTGGTTGTAAACCATTCATATGTAAATTAAAATACATACCATCACTATCAGAACTTAATTTAGTAAATGTATTATCAAAAGGAATAATTTCTCTTTCTGTGTGTGCATCTCTTACACTATAAAAAGAACCTGTTGTAAAATAACCTATATTTAAATAATTTGATGTTTCTGAAAATTCTCTTGTAGGATATTTATCTCTTACATGTATTTTAAATTTTACTATTTCATTTTGGTTATATTCTTTTTTATTTCCATATAATAAAACACTTAATTCTCCGTTTTGTTTTGCAATATTTTGTTGGTTTGATATTTGTATACTATCATCCCACTTAAAACATAATTTTGGAGGATAAATTGTATGGGTATCTGAAGAAAAATATTGCAATTCACCAAAACTACTAGAAGCGTTTGTTTCTACATTATCTATTGTTTTTATTAGAAATCCATAGTTTTCTATACCTTCAGGAAATGTTTTTCCAGCATTTAAACTTGCACTAAATTTATGGATTATTTCTTTTACATTTATATTTGTATCTAAATCGTCTCCTTTTAAAAATTGTTGAGTACCATAAAAATTACTTCCTGTGTACCAAGTTCCTCCTCCTTGTGTTAATACAGTAGGTGAAGATCCTACTATAAAAGTACTTCCAATAATAAAAGTTCCTATACCCCCTACTAAGGGACTAGATATGGATCCTGTAGTTCCTGTTGTAAAGGATCCTGTTTCCCATTTAGTTTCTATTGTTGAATTATCTCTATATATCCAAGATGCACCATTAGAAGCTGTTGGTGTATTTAAATATTTACCTGTTCCCTCATCCCATGATTGAGATATTGCATAAGCATTTATAATATGTGTTGATACTATATTTCTTGCTTCTGCTAATGATAATTGTAAATTAACTGATGAGGATAATGAAGATGTAAAATTAGTATCTCCCATTAAAGAAATTGTATTTGTTATTTCTTCATTTTTAAATTTAATTAAAATTCTTGAAGGGTGATGAGATTGATCAGTAGATCCTGGTTCTTTAACTAATTCTAAAAGTTCATCTGCTCCTGTATTCATTGTTTTTCTGTCAGGATGACTGTATATTGTTGTGTCTATTTCAGGAAAAATAAAATAATATGCCATTTTAATATGTTGTTACACGTCCGTTAATATCTTTATTAGGGTATTTTAATTCAAAAATACTAGGATCCATTGAAGGAAAAATCATACCGTTTCTTGTTGCTTTTATAAAACCATATTTATATTGAGAATAACCTTGAGATATACCACTTATATTATTAAATGTAAGACTTTCTATTGTTTGTACCCCATCTACTGCTCCTATTAAATTTTGTACTTCTGAAATTGATATAGGTTGATTTATTTGCCATTTATCTATTTGAAAATAATTTTGTAATTCTGTTATACATTGTAATAATACTTGTTGATTATTATAACTTTTAAATGTTGTTATTTCAAATTCTACTTGAAAATTAATTACAAATGCATTTTTTATATTAACAGCATCAGTTAGCATTCTATATTGTTCAAGATATGTTGATAAATTTGTTTTTGTTGCTGTATTTAAATTAGTTAATTTTTTTTCTGAATTGTATCCTAAAGTATATAAATTTAAAGCTAAAGGATTAGGAATACGATTAGGTTCTGTTGTTAAAGGTGAAGTTTGGTCATCTTGGGTTATAAAAGCTTTAGCTACTCTTCCTAATTGTGGAGGCATAGATAAAGTTCTAATTAAATAATCATCTTTTGTAACTGTTCTTTTTTGGGCTGAAAAATGAGCTATTGTATTCATTCTTATTTCTTCTAAAGATTCTCCTGCTCCCCCACCTTTTGCTGGTTCTGGATTTGTAGCTACTAATGATGATTTTGAAAAATTTATCATAGAAGCATTTACATTAGGTTTATTAGTAACATTTAATATTCCTACTTCTGTTATTGTATTTGAATTTACGTTTGATTTTAATCCTCCCCCTACTAAATAAGTTACTGTTAGCGTTGTATTTGATGGTGCCTCTCCATATGCTCTAGTATATAAAAAGTTTGAAGGATCATATGCTGTATCTAATTTAGATCTTCCGTCTTTAATTCCTAAGCCAATATTATCTGGATTAGGAATAATTTGTTCATCTGATTTATCAGAAGTACCAGATCCAAATTGAATATCTACACTATTATCTGATTTTACTCTAGTTATAAATCTTTTTGATGTTCTTTTTATTCTCAATAAATAAGGAGTTTGATTATTATAATGTTGTAATGTAGGATCATTAGTTCCTAAATTTTGTACTTCTTCAAATGTTGTATCTTGAGCTATATATGGTACTTCTGTCCATTGATTTCCATCTGAATCTACAATTGATTCTATAGAAATTATATTTGAGTCAAATAGATTTAAGGTTTTAAATTTTTCTGGTTCTCCTATTGTAAAAGATCTTATTTTTGTGTCTCCAGAAACTGCAGGGCAAGTTTTTTTAAGTAAATAGTATTCAGGATTATTTGAGCTATCATATTGATATATACTTACTTTTGTAGGATCAAAACTTGATGAAAAACCAAATCTTACATCTTTAGTTATATAAAAAGTAGGACCTTCAGAAGAAACAAATGTTGAATTTTTATTTATGTCTAAAGCATAATCATAATCAGGTTCATAAGTGTTAGCTTTTGAAGGTACTAATTGAGATAATTCTAAATTTACACTTGCTGCTGAAGTTATTTTGGGTTTATATCCCATAGAATAAGCTAAATTATATATATTTTTATTATCTTGAGCTAAAGATAAAAACGATTCTCTTAATTGAGTATCTGTATAAAAAGACAAAACATCTCCTACATAAGCTGCCATTTCTAAAAACATCATTCCTGGGTTACCTTCACTAAAATCATTAAAGTTGTCAGGAAAATATGTTTGAGTAAAATTTATTAATTGAGACTTAAAAGAATTATAATCTTTACTTAGATATTTTATATCTTTATCTTGATTTTTATTTGATACTTTTGAATATGCCATTAGTAAGGGGAGTTATTATAATTTAATTGTACTGATTGTTCAGTATTATCTAATAAATAAATATATGTTATATTAATTAATAAAATATTGTTACTTGTATTTATTCTTATATTTTGTAAGCTGATTTCTGATATATAAATTTCTATTTGATTTTGAATTTTTAATTTTAAAGTTTCTAAATCTATTTTTTGTTCAAATAAAAGATTTTTTAATCCTACTCCATATTTAGGTAAATTTATTCTTTCACCTGGGTAAGTTAATAAAAGATTTAATAAATTAGATTTAACTTGTTCTTTAACAGTTTCAGTCCCTGAGAACATATTTTCTTCATCTAAAGGAAAAGCAACCCCTATCTTAATATTTTTATTAAGATCTAACGGATTTATTCTTCTTGCTGACTGAATTATAGGCATTTGTTATCTTCCTTTTTTCTTTTCTATTGCTTTCATTAAACTACTATAATCTTTTGTTACTGCATTTGCTACTGATTCAGGCATATTTGTTGTTTCCATTACACTAGGGGCCATTGCTGTGTGTGTATTAGTATCTCCTGCTGCTGTTTCATTTAATAAATCATTTAATGCTGTATCTTTTACATAACTTTGTTTTGGTTGTTGTTTTATAGATGCATTACCCATAATTTGATTTCTTAATGATTGTTTTGTTGTTTCTGGAATTTCAACCTGTCTTTCCGTTTGTTCTGTAATTGTTGGTTTTAATTCATCACGTAAATCTTCTTTAAGTGATTTGATTTCTCTGCGTAATGCATAATCGATTTCTTCTCTAACTACTTTTCTAATTAGGTTTTCAAAAGTTTTTGCTTTCATGTTTGTTTGTTTTGTTTATTATAAATATAAAGTTTATTTGTTTCTTATATGTCTATTATTGTAATTCTTGTGTTTTTAATTCTTTGAAGATTAACTCCTATCTTATATACTCTTCTTATTGCTTTAGTGTCTCCTCTAGCAATTAAATTTTCTAATAAACTACTGTAAAGTTCTTCAGATTCTTTTATTATATCTTCTAAAGTAAGAGGAGGAGGAATAGGAGTAGATACTGGAGGATCAGGTACTGGAGGATTTACAGGTAATTGTAATTCATTACATTTATTTATAAAGTCAAGTTCCATATAATTAATAAAAGCTTTTAATTTATCTATTTCATCTTTTATCCTTTGAATTTGATTTTTTATTTTAGTAATATTATCAAATACTTTATCTGCCATAGTTACATACCTATCTAATACTCTAGGTAAAGCTCTAAATAAATTTGTAAATTCTCCTATTTTTGCTTTAGCTAAATTTACATTATTATTTGTTTGAGTAACTGCAGTTCCACTAATAGCTCCAACTCCTCCTATTGATACATTAGATCCTATAATAGCGGGTGCTGCCATTATAACATATTGTAATATATCTGTTAGTGGTTTTATAGCATCAGTTATTGCTTGTATTCCTTCTATAGGATTAGGAACACCAGGAATTTCTGCTTTACTTGAAATAGCTCCTATTTTTTTTTCTAAATCATTAAATACTTTTAAAGATTTATCTATTACTTCTTCTATAGTTGTTAATTGTAATAATAAATCTTCTGCTTTTTCTTTCATTTTATTTCTACCTGCTGCACTACAAGATGTTTGATCTATATCTGCAGATAATATTCTTATAATTGTATCAGGACTAAGTAATTCATTTTTTAATTCCATTACTTTTTTCTTTCCTTCTGATATTACTTTTCTTTTAACATCTGATATAACTCTACGTATATCAGCATTTATTTTATTTCTTACTGCTTGTGATGACATTTATACTAATTTTGTGTTTTCACTTAATATATCATTTAAATTGTTTCTTATATCTTCAACTTCTTGATCTATACACATATAAATAGTATCGTTAGCTGGATTCATTCCTGTTGGAGTAGTAGGTTGTGTAGTTATATGTGCTACATTAAAACACATATCCATATTTAACATATC